AGCTTAGAAGCTTGGGGTTATCGTCTTAAATGTTTCAAAGGTGAATTTGCTAAGACCACCGATTGGCAGGAATGGTCACCTGAAATGCAGGAATACTGCAAAAAAGACGTTATTGTTTTATCAAAACTATGGCAGCATTTCCAAAAATACCTGAACCCCTCATCTTAGAGCATCGTATCGCTGAATTGATGCAAGATCAGAAGCGCGTAGGATGGCCCTTAAATGTGGCTAAGGCTCAGGAGTTAGAGAACACCCTTTTGACCCGCTTAGAGGCGCTTAGAGCGCAGGCTCAGAGCCTTTGTGCTTTCATACCTAAAGGTGAATGGACACCTAAACGTGATAATCGCACGTTAGGGTACACTGAAGGTGCATCTATGACACGGGTGCAAGAGTTCAACCCAAGTAGCAGAGACCATATAGCATGGTTGATGAAACGAGATGGTTGGAAACCAGACAAATTAACAGCCACAGGGAAACCTGTTATCGATGAGGTAGTACTCAAAGAGATTGGCACAAAGGAGGCATTGATCTTTCACGAGATACTGGTATTACAGAAGAAGCTCGGAATGTTATCCCAAGGGAGCAATGCATGGTTAAAGTTGGTCAAGAATGGCAGGCTTCACCACTCCTGCTTTATAGGTGCAGCTACGCACCGAATGGCTCACTCAAAGCCAAATCTTGCTCAAGTAAGTTCGGATCAAGATTGTCGTGAGTTATTTGTTACAAAATCTGGATGGAAACTAGTAGATAGTGACCTTGCAGGTATAGAACTTAGAATGTTTGCACACTACCTTGCTCGTTATGATGAAGGTAGGTATGCACAAATATTACTTAACGGAGACATTCACCAAGTAAATGCAGACAAAATCGGGATTTCGCGCAAGCTCGTTAAGACGGTCACCTATGCCTTTTTATACGGGGCCGGTGATCGGAAGATCGGTACGTCGTATGACTCTCAGCTCTCAGCGGACAAGGCGACAGCAAAGGGCAAGGAAATTAGAAAAGCTTATATGGATGCCATTCCAGGTCTCAATGAGCTTGTTAAAGCTGCCAAAGAAGTTTCTAAATCTGGTAAGATCCGTGCCATCGACGGTCGTTATATCTGCGTTGACAAAGGACACAAGGCCCTGAACTTCTTACTTCAGTCATCAGCTGGGGTAATAGCTAAGAGATGGATTTTAATTACACATGAATGGCTTCAAGCACTTGACGTTAAGCATGAAAGGTACGCCTTCGTGCATGATGAGCAAGTAATAGGAGCACCACCATCATCGGCCGAAGACGTAGCAAGACTTTGTAAGTGTTCTGCCTTAGAAGCTGGTGAAACTTACAAACTACGACTGCCTATTGAAGCTGATGCTAATATCGGGGACAACTGGGCAGAGGTACACTAAATGCTATTAATTGATACAGATTATGTAGCTTATAAAGCTGCTCAGGCTACTGAAGAGTCCATTGATTTTGGAAATGACGTTATTATCGCTCAATCTAATTTCAAGGAATGTCTTAAGGTATTTGAGCGCGAGCTACAAAAGATACAAACCGCTATGATGGATGATGAAATCATCTTATACTTTTCGAGTCCTAAGAATTTTCGGAAAGAAATTTTTCCGGATTATAAGGGACACCGAAACCGACGTAAGCCGCTGGGGTATAAACGTCTGGTCAATCACTGCCGCAATAATTATAACACTGTTATTAGACCATTTTTAGAGGCAGATGATTCTATTGGTATAGATGCAACGCACTATTCCAGAACAATAGGTGAACACATTATAGTATCACCTGATAAAGATATGCGTCAGATTCCTGGTGTCCTATGGGACATGACAAATGACGTAGAAGAAATCACTAAGGAAGATGGAGACAGATGGCATCTAATTCAGAGCTTAGCAGGTGACCCTACAGATGGGTACTCTGGCTGCCCTGGAATAGGAGTCAAGCGTGCTTCAGATATCCTAAACAAACATGCAACCCCTTGGTCTGCTGTTTGCAAAGCCTATAATGATAAAGGATTATCAGACGATGATGCTCTATTAAATGCTAGGCTTGCTAAGATATTACAACACGAAAACTATGACTATGACCGCCAACAACCCATCCTATGGTCCCCAGTATTATAACAGGGGATCAATAGAAGTATGGGATTTCATTAGAGATCAGGGACTGAACTATCACCTTGGTAATGTAGTGAAATATGTATGCCGAGCTGGTCACAAGAAAACAGTAGGTAATCCAGAAGGAAATCCTATTGAAGATTTAAGTAAAGCAATTCACTATTTATCAAACGAATTAGAGAATGTCTCTCACCATTACTCCGGACCAACACACAACATTCCTAAGCAACCAAGCAAAGGAGTTCCGTTCGACGTATCGAGTTGGAAATTCAATCAGTCGCGAGAGTCGTAGCCGACAAAAAGATCTGATAGTAGAGGAGTTCAAAGAGTTCCTTGAAGCAGATGGTCAGATGTTTAGACATGGACATCAACCTAAAGCTGACTGTTTAAAAGAGCTAGCTGATCTAGTCTATGTCTGTTATCAGTACGCTGAGAATCAGAACTGGAACTTAGATGAAGCTTTAGACCGTGTTCATAAAAGTAACATGTCAAAACTTGACGAAGACGGGCAACCTATTTTTAGAAAAGATGGTAAGGTTCTTAAGGGACCAAACTATGCACCACCTAACCTGGAAGATTTAGTTTAATGACAGCAAATGTGATAGCTCGAACTGGCCGAGTACAATCATGGATAGATAATCCTGAATCAAGATTGCCAGTATCATGCACCGTCTTTGTAGTTGACGACTCGATGGAGGGTGATGATGGAATTGAAAAATCTTGGCGCTATGTTAGCTTTGCTCTCCGCCATGGAGCGGGAGTGGCAGTCCATTTATCCCAACTTAGAGCCAAAGGAACTGAAAATGGCAAGGGGTTGGTTGCTTCTGGCCCAGTCTCGTTTGCGAAAATCTACTCAGTATTAAATGAAACTCTTAGAAGAGGAGGAGTCTACAAGAACGGTGCTGTTGTGGTTCATCTTGATATCAACCACCCTGACATCGTTGAGTTTGTTACTACTCCCAGACATGAAGTACCATGGATCAAGCGATGCGTCGATCTTGACAACGAAAAGTGGAAAAGTACTGATCAGGAAACACGGGACGCCATAATATATGGCATCAAGTCAGGTGACATCTGGCTAAACAAAATCAAACACGATCAACATGGGAACCGTATCTATGGAAACGTCTGTCTTGAGGTATATTTGCGATCACGAGGAACATGCCTCCTCCAGCATATCAATCTCGGTGCCTGTACAATCGGCAACATACAAGAGGCTTGCTTTACGGGTATGTCCCAACTGTGCGATCTTCATGGCCGAACAGGTGTTGGAGGGACTGGAGAGTACTTACCCTCGGAAACGGACAGGCAGGTCGGACTTGGATTCCTTGGACTCGCGAATCTCCTACGAAGGTACCGAATAACTTACGAGGAATTCGGTGAAGCACTTGACCAATTTAATAATGGTTTAGCTCCAGCTGGTAACTCAGGTCACCTAGCTGCTGAACTATACAAAGGTATACAATTAGCAGCACAGTGTGCTAGAGCTAATAATATGGATAGGGCTTTTGCCATTGCCCCTACCGCCTCCTGTTCTTACAGGAGTGAAGACTTAGATGGCTACACATGTACACCAGAGATAGCACCACCTATTGCACGGACAGTAGACCGTGACTCAGGTACATTCGGTGTACAAACATATGATTATGGCAACGTAGAAATTGCCAGCGAAGTTGGCTGGGATGCTTACAAGAAAGTAGCAGACGGCTTCGTGACAATGTTAAATAAAACGGGACTTCTTCACGGATACTCATTCAACTCATGGAGTGATGTGGTAACCTACAACGAACAGTTTGTGGAAGAGTGGCTAGACAGCCCCCAAACCTCATTATACTATTCCTTACAGGTTATGGGTGATACTCAGGACAAGTCCGATGCATACGCTGCACTAGAAGACGCTGAAGCCGACGCATACCTGGAGGAAATTCTTGCTCCACAATGCGATTGCGGTGAATGAAATGAATCCTTATGATAAACTATTAAATCGAAAACGTAAATGGTCTCCAGTACAGACCACTGCCGGTAAGCTCCAAGAAGGTGCGGAGGAAACTCTCCTTCGCGCCCTCGCTATGAGGCATATGGAAGTTCCAGTCGGAGACTTCATCCAAGAAGCCATCAAAAATGAAATTCCAGAAACAGCGAGGGAGCTACTTGTGTCCAATATCAGGGACGAAGAGAGACACGATCTCGCTCTCGGTTACATCGCCGACGCTCACGGCGTTGATGAAAAAGCTGAGTCCGAAGCTAAGAGAATCAGGGAAGCCTGGATATCACATCCAGATCACACAGTTCTTAAAGCCATGGTCGCTGAAAGAGCGATCTTCTTTGTCCTCTTGCCATTCTTCCGCTTTAACGGTGACGCTGGAATGCGCACGGTGAGCGCAGATATCTCAAGGGACGAACAGGTACATGTCGCCTCGAATTCCTTGGTATGCAGAGAGCTTGGCTTAACAGTCTCGCCGAGTTTGGACAAACTTAGGAAAGCTACTATCAACTGGGTTATGTCCCCATTGAAGTCAAGCTCTAACAAATATTTGGACAAAAAATTTTGGCTGGATCAGAGCGACTCCTTAATGTATAGAGGCAAAGCCGAAGGGCTTCTCGAAACTAAGAGAGCTAGGATGCCAGCGTTCTTTGAACATGCAAACCCCAATCTTCCCAAATACGCTTAACACTAATTTGGAAGTGTTGATTGAGGAACTTGATCAGCAGTTTCCAGACGTCATGCCTGACCTGCGACTCTCAGAAAAAGAGTTCGCCTACAGGGTAGGACAAGTGAGCGTTGTAAGATATCTTAAAAACAAACTAACTAACGACGAGGAATAAAAACATGTGTGGTTCTCCACCATCCCCGCCGCCGCCTCCACCACCTCCACCCCCACCTCCTCCTCCTCCACCTCCAGTACCACCACCAGTAGTTCAACCTACTCCAAGTAGTGCAGCCCTTGACGTAACTGATCAAGGTGAAGTCGAAGGTGGAAAGGTACAACAGTCTGATGCGAAGAAGGCTGAGAAGAGACAGAAGAGACGCCGTGGATCTAAGCAGCTTGCTGCTCCAGATGAGAAGAAGCCAGCAACAACACAAGGTTCTGGTACAGTTAATACTGGACAAGGCGGTACTCCACAAGGTGGTACAGGCCAAGGTGCTGGCGGCAATGTAAACACAGGAAATACCAATACAGGTAACAGACGATAATGGAATTAGCACGGCAACGATATGGTAAATTAGCCAGTGGCCGTACCAACTTCCTTGACGTAGCACTTGAATGTGCTAAGCTTACAATCCCTTCCATCCTAGTTGATGAGGAGGGTGCGACTAACTACACAAAGATTAAAACTCCTTGGCAGTCAGTCGGTGCTAAAGGTGTAGTAACTCTAGCCTCTAAACTTATGCTAGGGTTACTACCACCCTCTACAAGTTTCTTTAAACTCCAGTTAGATGACTCTAAGTTAGGAGTAGAGATACCTGCAGATGCTAAGAGTGAAATGGATCTCAGCTTTGCTAAGATTGAGCGAATGATTATGGAAAGCATAGCAGCTTCTACTGATCGTGTTCAAATCTTCTCAGCTATTAAACATCTTGTAGTCACAGGCAATGCATTGCTTTACATGTCTAAAGATGGTATGAAAATGTATCCACTCAATAGATATGTAGTAGAGCGTGATGGGAATGGTAATGTTACTGAGATAATTACACGCGAGAAGGTCAACCGTAAAGTTCTTACGGCTATGGCTGGAGTAAACTTTCTAGAATCACCTGAACGTGGTGTCGTTGACAGCAGCACAGGTGGACACGACAAGGATGTAGATGTCTACACTTGTGTTAGAGCTAGTAAGAAAGGATGGTACTGGCATCAGGAAGCTGATGACAAGATGATCCCTAAGAGTGAAGGTAAGTCTCCACTCGATAAGAGTCCTTGGTTACCGTTAAGATTTGTGACGGTTGACGGAGAGGATTATGGTAGGTCCAGAGTCGAGGAGTTCCTCGGCGATTTGAAATCACTAGAAGCATTGATGCAAGCTCTAGTTGAGGGAAGTGCAGCAGCAGCTAAGGTTGTCTTTACTGTATCTCCATCCTCTACTACGAAGCCAGCAACACTAGCAAATGCTAGCAACGGTGCTATCATTCAAGGGCGGCCAGATGATATCGGAGTAGTACAAGTTGGTAAACAAGCTGACTTCCGTACTGCATTTGATTTAGCTGGTGTCATTGAACGTAGATTATCAGAGGCTTTCCTTGTATTAAATCCAAGGCAGTCAGAACGTACTACTGCAGAAGAAGTACGTATGACACAGATGGAATTAGAACAGCAGTTAGGTGGACTATTTAGTTTACTTACAGCTGAGTTCTTGATTCCATATCTAGACCGTAAGATGCACACGCTTACTATTTCTAAGAAGATTCCTTCACTACCTAAAGGGTTGGTACACATTACTATTGTAGCTGGTATTAATGCTCTAGGACGTGGACAAGATAGAGAATCTCTTATTACATTTATCACTACTATTGCTCAGACTATGGGACCAGAAGCTCTGGCTCAATTCTTGAATCCTGATGAGGCTATCAAGAGACTGGCTGCAGCCCAAGGTATTGATGTACTTAACCTTGTTAAGAGTGTAGAGGAGAGAGATCAGGAACAGCAACAACAGATACAGATGCAGCAACAGCAAATGATGATGGAGCA